TGTATTGTTCAAATAGTTTATTTACGTGAACGTCAGTATCAACACCATTTTCCATTCCGTCAGATACATATTCTAAAACAACTGAAGAAGAGGCTATCATATTACTGAAGTTTATAACTCCTGATTGCTTATCAATAGTAAAAGTTGGATTAGAATTAGCTGTTTCAGTATTCAACCCAAAACGAGATCCAATAGAATAATTAAAACACCATACTCCATTTATTTCCCACCCTTCAGATCCATTATACGGACTACTTGAATTTAAGTAAATACTTGGAGCTGTTGTTGACATCTGATTTAAGTTAACCTCAGACTCTTGAGGGCTTAATGCATTTCCGTCTTGATCAAATAAAATATTAGAATTATTGTCCTGAAGGTATGCTGAAGACCAATTAGTTTGAATATTTTCTGATAAAGGATGTAAAACACCATTTACCATTTGAGAAATTCTAACCCAGTTTACATAGTCAGGAGGTAGAACAAATCGCAATTGATTAGTAACGTCTAACTGAAGAATTTTTATCTCCTTCATTGCATCATAATTTAATTCTTGTATTCCTCTTTTTGCATGAAATAAAACTTGGTATCTTTCTATATTATTTATAAGCTCATGATTCCCTTGATACATTAACATAAAATTGTTAACTATATCTGACAAAGAAACAAACTGATAAGAACCCCAGTTAGCATCGGTAGGGTTATTCCCTGAATTTTGATAATATGCGTAATCGTTTATATATGCCATAATTATGATTGTTGTTGGTTTTCAGTTATTTCTAAATTTTGACCAAAAGCTAATACATCAGCTTCTCTTATTTCAAGCCCTACATATTGACATATTTTAGCAACAAGCATAGGTTCGTCAGATAGCGGTAGTTCAAAATCTTGATAATCTGCCGCTGTTGGATCAAATAAAGGCTCTCCTGCTAATAATGTAGCATAAGTCCAGTTTGGAGGAAGAGGATACCTTACATACTGAGATGTAAATTGACCTATTTTATTTATTGTGTTTGGATAAGCTTGAGCTGCTAAAGCATCTTGAGTATATGCAGGATATCCAATATTTGGTCTTGTTAAAACAGAATTGTTTAACATTGTAATTTTACTTTGAGCAACTCTTTCGGCTTCTATAATGTTATTAGCAGAATATATGTTATATGTTTTTCCTATAGCATTCCATACAATTACTCCAGGTGTTGTAAATACTAAAAGATTAGTTGCACTAACTACTTGTGAAACTATAGTATTATAAACCACTCCGCCTGTAATAGTTGAGACTATATCTCCAACCGCTACTCCTGCTGCAATAAAGTCTGCTGTAGTATCAGCTACAGACACACCTCCACCATTGGTTGAAGTTGTAGTGCCTGCCGCTAACTCTTTTGTATATACCATCATCTTATTAATTAAGTAATAATCAGAAGGTAATGTATATAGGTTAGTCTGTATATTCCCTAACTGAGTTGTTGCAGAGTTTAATAAAGGAGTGTTTACATAAAAAGTATCAATAACCTCAACTAAACCTTTTGATATATCAGCATAACCAGATCCTGATTGTCTAAGATTTTCTTTAAGCAATTGATTGTTGTATTGATAAAAATAATCTTCAAACATATCCATTTGAGCCTGTTGGGCGTACAGATTAAAATCTGCTGGAGATATGTATCCGTAATTATTTTTATTGGCTAAGGCTAATACAGTATTTCGTACTTCATTTATAGGCATAATTAATTCTTTTCACAAAGATAGCAAAAAAAAAGAGGCTACTTTTTTTTGTAGCCTCTTAAGGTATTGGTTAGTTAATTTGCTTATTAAGCATTAACAATACTTGTAACAGCTTTTGGTAATGAAACCTCATAGTAAGGTTTTTGCCAAGACGTAGCTAAAGCTTGTTCCATTCCGTCTATGATAGAATCATAAACATCATGACCTACTTGAGCTGCTGTTGTTACTGTAGTTGTAGTTCCGTCAACATAATCAATTGTTACAGTTGTTGCTGTAGCTGATGCAGTAGCAAGAGCTTTAACTCCGTCAATACTAATTAATTGACCTGTAATTGGAGCATTTGTAATTTTAAGAAATTTTGCCATTTTATAAAAAGTTTTTAATGGGTTAATAAAGTACAAAGATAGCAAAAAAAAAGCCACCTTTTTAGGTAGCTAATTTTTCGTTAGTTAGTAGTTATTACTTTTTATTTTTTAACTTATTTTTTAAAAGCTTATAAACCTCAAGCCCTTCATCTGATTGTAAAAAAGAACCGATAATATAATTTGGATCTTCTCCATAAGGAACTGTAAGCATTTTCTTTTTATTATTAGGTAAGTTATAGTAAACATCTTTGTTATTATTTCTGTAAGCAATAAATCCAGCCATTATAAACTGATGAATAGTATCCATTAGTTCTAACATTGGATCATTTATTGTAGCCATAAAATCTTCTGGCCTTGCTTTTGCATATAAAAGAATGTCTCTTTTTAATTCTGGAACAGTCATGTTGTCTACCCCATTACCCATTAAAACTCTACAAACTGATGTTAGTTTATGAATATCAGATGTTATTTTTTTAGCCTCTATTTGAGCCTCCAACTCTGCTTCTACATATTCTAACTCTTCAGCTGCATCTTTTGAGCTGTTAATTTCCTCAAATACCATCCCATTACTTGGGTGATAGTGTAAGAATTTTTGTAAAGATTGATTTTGTTTTTCCACTATAAGCATTCCGTCTTCAAAAACGATTGGCTCTAAAATTGCGTTTCCATCTTGTTCATCTTCAAAAGGAGATTTTTGATTACGAGCATAACGCAAAGGCCTATTCACGCCTTGTTGTTCGTCAAAATGTAATAAAGGTGATCTTTGTGAGTGTCTTGATGCCAACATATATGAAAGTGGATGTTGGTTACCTGTAAGCCTATAGGCTTTGTTTTCGTACTTTTCTTTTTGTTTTGCCATTATAATATAATTTAATTTGATTTAAAAAAAATAATTACCCTCGTCATTATAACGAGGGTAACTATTACTACTATTTACTATGCATCTTGGAATAAGAAGAAGTTGTTTGCACCTAAAGTACATACAGCTCTTTCACTCAAGAAGTTTACTTCCATTGCATCAAGATCGCTATTTCTTGCTCCACCAGCAGAACCAGTGATCCAAGTTTTGTAACGTCTATCTTCAGTTTCAGAAGCTCTATATCTTACGTGTAAGAAAGGACGTTTAGCGTTCTTTCCTAAGATTTGATCATAAACTGTAGTTGAACCAGCTGGAACTAATAGTCCGTTGATTGCCCCTGCGTTTACACCACCTCTCATTGTAGGATCGTTTAAGTATTTCCAGTCAGACTTGTAAAAGTCATATCCTCTACGGAATCCTGTAAAACCTAAGTTTAAAGCCATGTCTTTATCATTGTCAAATAAACCATAAGAAGTACCACCTGCTCCATAAGAGTTTTGTGCTGCTAACATATCGTCAATGTCGAATGAGAATTGTCTGTTTACAAAAATTACATTTTCTTCAATAGAACCTTGCTTATCAAGACGTTGGATTACTTGATCAAACTGAGCTAATGCAACTGGGTTTCCACCTCCGAAAACATTTCCTCTTGTTGATACACTATAGAAAATTCCATCAGATCCTGAAAGATTAGCTGCACCTGCACCTACTCCTACACCTTGTAAGAAATCTGCTGCACCTGAAGCTGCGTCTGCTGGAACTGCTTCCACCATTGCTGTCTCTAAGTAATCTTCAAAACGTAATCTTGTATCGTGTTCAGACTTTAGATACCATAAGTATCCGCTTACTCCGTCTTCACCTGTTACTTCAATCCATCCAATCTGAGCCATATCAGAACCAGAAACAGTATATTTGTCTTTGATAATAATTGGCTTGTTGTCAAAAATAAAGTCATCAGCCTCATTAGATCCTACCATTCCATTAGTTCCTTTTGCAAATTCAGAACCATAGATAAAGATATCACATGATGTTGCTGCTACCATAGCTTGTCCACCAGCTTCATAGTAAGCTACTGTAAAAGTCCCTGGTGCTGCTGGTGTTGGAGCTACTTTTACAATTGCTTTGTTTTGTAAAGTAGATCCTGGTGTGTTGTCCGAAATCATAACTGTTTGTCCAACTCTTAATGAAGCTAAAATTCCAGAGTTAGCATTTAACTGTGGGTTAAAGTTAGCTGGGTTGTTCGCTCCTGCGCCTGGTGCTGCTCCAACTCCTGGAATAGTCCATACGCCATCTACAGCTCCTGCTGCTGATGCTGAGGTACAGTTTTGATATTTAGTGTGTAATCTTCCTTGCTCTGCCCATTTAATAAGGTCAGAGTTAGAAGGCATTTCAGCACCTACCATTCTTAAGAATGATGCTACTGATCTGTTTCCATAACGCTCAAATTCCTTTTCATAAGTATCAGGTAGATACTGGTTCAAGAAATCAAAGTTGTTTATGTAGTTTGTTGATAGTGGAGTTTGCTGCGCACTTGGCTGCAAGTCAAATCCTGGTGTCAAATTTACTGCCATTTTTTAATTTTTAATTGTTTAACTTTTTTTAATACTTCTAATTTTGAGTCCTCTTCCATGTTCGTTTCTACTATTACTCACTGGGCGTATCTTCATTCCGTCTTTTGAGACTGTTTGAGATTGTTGTCTAATATCCATATTAATGTTTTTAGATTTTCTTGAAACATTGTCTACAGCGTTAGCAACACCCTGATCATAAAAGTATTGAGCAAATTTATCAGGATTCATAGCTACCGATAAAGCTTTATGGTAACCTACAGCGTCAGTAATTAATCCATCTTTACCTACATATTGACTAATAAAATTACCAACATTAGATTGTTTATTTTTTAATTCCTCCGCAGTCCCTGGTTTAAAGGTTAGTTTACTATCCGATACATTGAAATCAAAACCTTTGAAATCACTGTTAAAAACATCATTTGTTTTTTGAACAAAAAACTCAGCCTTCTTGCTGTTTGCTTCTTCTAAACTTTTAGATTCTTCGATGTAACTCTTATAAGCATTAAGATTTTTTTCTTGATCTTCAGATAACCCACCCCCACTTGACTCAAGAGGAATATTATATTTATCTTTTTGTTCATTTAAAAACTTCTTTGCCTTAGCAAGTTCACGTTTTTTTGCTAACTTCAACTTCTTGATTTCTCTTGCTTCATCCAGCTCTTCGTCATAACTGAATTTATCTTCGATTAAATCTTGAATATCTATTTCATCTAAACCTTCTTCGACAGATGAATAGTAGTTAGCCAGTACAGCATTATCATCCATAGAATCAAAGTCTTTTTGTAAATTATAAAAGTCTTCAATTCCACGACCAGTTTCCTGCTTGTACTTAAAATACGCTGATACATCCTCTGGTAAATCTAAATTTGCCTCTTTTTCCGCAAACAAATCATCAACAGACTTTATATCTTTGTCGTATCTATTTTTAATATATGAAAGAACGTCTTCGTCTTTTAAACCGATATTTTCATTTATCGGTTCTTCAACAACTTCTTTAGACTCTGGCGTAGAAGAGTTAACTTCTGGACTATCCCCAGACACATTAACTTTATCTACATCAACTTTCTCGTCACCTGAGTCTTCAAATTTTTCTTCGTGTTTTTTTAGTAATTCGTTTTCTACTTCAACACGAGATTTTTCTTCTTTTGTTACTTCTTTTACTTTAAATTCCATTTGATTTTATTTTTAACAAAGTTAATACTTATTTTAATTAAATTTTTAGCTATTTATCGTGGATTAAATTCAGAAAAATCAAAACCATCTAAACTATCCTCGTTTGATTCAAAATTAATAGAAGGTAAATTACGTTTTCTTTGTTCAATCATTTTAGATTGATTAGTGGATTGTTGGTTTATTCTTTTATTTTTTTCAGACTCTCTGTTTTTTTCTCTTTCATCTATTTGAGACTGCTCAACTCCTTTTAATTGCATTTGATAATTAAACTCAACCTCCATTAATTTAGATTTTAACTGAGCTTCCATCTGCATTTTTTGAATTGCCATTTGAGATTCAGCAGTCATTGTTTCCATTTTAGTTGCAGCTGCTTGTTGAGTTATTTGCATTTGCTGTTGAGCCGCAGCTTCTTGAGCTTGCATTTGCTGTTGAGCTTGCATTTCTTGTTGCTGCATTGCTTGTTGCTGTTCTCTTTCTTCTTTTTGTTTACGTTTTAGTTTCAGTAATTGATTAGCCATTTTTAAATTATGTATCTCTCTAATATCAATAGCGTCTTCTAAACTTATATTTCCTTGAGACAAAGCCATTTGTATATTTTGCTCTAACATAGCTTTTTCTTCTTCATCTGGAGACATTTCTATAAATATTCCAAAATCATATAAATAAAGATTTTTTATTTCATCAATAATCTGTAAATTATATTTACCAATTTGCATAGCAAACTCATCTCTAAAATCAGCATATTCTAATATATCTGCCATTCTTATTGATAAGCATTCCGCTAAACTTCGAGTCATATATAAACTTGCTTGTAAAATATGTCTTGTCGCTGTATTAGAATTTAATGCCGCTAATTTATTTACGCCAACTAAAGAGTTGGGATCTGGACTTGAACCATCACGAGCTTCGTTAAGTCCAGTAACTGACCTGATCATATCTAAATAATGATTATAATTACCTATAAGCATTTGCATTTTACCTGCTCCGCTTGAAGCAGTTAATTGAGTTATAGGAACTTTAGCGTTATTAAACTCTCCGTCTTGAGTAAAACTTCTACCAATAACGCTACCTGTTTGAAAGTAAAGCCTTAAAGCATCTTCTGGATTATAAGCACTTCCAGTTCCTAAGTCCACTTCATTTAATCCATCAGCATCAATAAAAACCCCATCAGGAACTACCCTTGAAACTACTTGCTGTATTTTCAAATGAGTCATTTGGATTAAATCAGCAAACGGAATCATTCTTCTTACTAAAGATTCTACAGAACCTTTATACATTCGTGGAGCGCAGGCTATGTAGTTCGGCCTTGCATATTGATTGGCTGATTTAGGTCTAACCATATTTTCACTTAGTTTCCACTGAAGCATTATATTAGTACCCATAACCATCACTCCATCATACCAAACATCAATTCTTTTTGTAACTTTTTCAAACTTACCCTCTTCCTGCATTTCAACAGGAGGATTAAATTGATCATCTTTTTCTACAGTCTTAAAACTTCCATCTGACATTCTTTTCTTTTTATAAACAAAAGAGTGAGTAGACTTGTAGTTAAAGTATAATAATGTAGCGGTATCTCTATGAAACATACTATTATTATAAGCTTGAGCGTTATTATAATATTGATACCAAGATTGACTGTATTTAGAAATTTCATCTAAATCAGAAAGAGTTAGGTCTGGATCTATTTTAATTAGCTCCCCAATAGGAACTGTTTTTATTTCTCCCCAATAAAAATTATCCTTAAAATAAGGATCTTCAGTGTAACTATAAACTACATTTGCTGGATCTACATAGTCAACTTTAACTCCAGTTCCAGGCAAAAACATATGTTTACATATTCCTATACCTAAAACAGTTTGATCATAATCAACTCTTTTCCTTATGTCTTGGTAATGATTTTCATCCAACAAAGTATTTATTCCAACTTCTTGAGCAATCTCAATAGCTGGCTTGTACTTCATTTGCATATATAACTCAAGCTCTTCATCACTTCCAGGTAGCTCTTCTTCAGCAACACTAAAAACAGGTATTTGAAAATCTTTTTCTAACTGCCTTAAAACTGGCGCTGCTACCATGTCAGCTTGAACCATGTCTTGAAAAACACTACGTTTTTCAGCAGACATAGCGTCCTGAGCGTAAGTTTTTACTTTAAAAAGCCTATCAGACATTCCGTTTACAACTATGTCTACAAACTTTGGTATTATAGGAACTGGAGTCCAGTCCAAATTTAAGTGACTTAAATCTCCATCTACTGCTATTTCATTTTTATATTTAGCTATAGACTGTTCTCCTCTGGCGTATAGCCTAAGTCTATTAAAGTCAGCCCATTGATTATAAAACCTACACGAACCACTATCCTTTCTAAACCACTCGTACTGAATCGCTTGACCTACTTGCAAGCCAAACTCCATAGTATCTTTAACGGAATCTGATTCAAATTGATCAGGAAAAGCAGCCGAGTTAACTTGTATTTTTACATCTTTCATTTATTAATTAATTGACTAACCGAAGCTGTGTTATTATATCTTGCAAAGTTAATGCTTATTTTCGATTTTTGTTTAGACGGAGTGTATAGGTGTTTTTGATTTGCCATTATAGCTAAACCTGAACTAATAGACGCATCAAATTTAGTTCTATTATTTATATCAAACTTAGCCCAATCCTCTAAGGTTCTTTGAAAATGCATTATTCCCATATCATCTTGATCTCTATATGATCCCTCCATGTCTAATCCTACATATTTTTCTATATAAGATTCTATAGCAGAAGCGTGAGATTGTTTTACATCCTCACTTGAATTTGGTATTCCACCTAATTCTTTTTCTGTTTTTGACAACTTATTAAATCTTTTGTCAGGCCTGTTTACACTAAACTGCCTATATCCTCTATTTTTTAAATGATATAATAAACGTGGTTTATTATTTTCACACAAAATAGGCATTCCATAAAAAACCATAGCCATTAAAACATCTTCAAAAAACAACTCAGCAGTTTGAGGACGCGCTATGTATTCTAAAAAAAACTCATTACTTGGAGCATTATCCATATTAAATTTCGTCAATCCATGTAAAGATCCATTAGATCCTTTCCCAACAACAACCCCTGATATATCATATGAGTCACACCCAAATGTACCTACGTGTTCATTCCCTGGGTATTTTACTCCATTCTTTGTTATAATATTATTTTGCAATGCTTTTTCTGGTAACCAAGTTACAAAAAATCTTCCTCTTTTATTAGGTGACCAAATAACCCTGGTATCTTTAATTCCGTTCTCCCAAGAAAAAGATCCTTGAGTCACATATCTTGCAGTAATTAAAGAATCATTATAGTCAATCTGTTGATATATTTTAGTTAAATTAAATATAGATTGTTTACTTTCATCTCTAAAAGCGTGAGACTCAGATCTTGGAAACTGTCTGTAAAACTCGTTCAAGGCATCAGGATCTTGCTTTAACGAATCAACTTCGTTTTCCCAATAATCTAAAGCTCCTTGATTTATCATCTCTCCATCAATACCAAGTATTGGTGATTTAGGTGATCTAAAAACAGGCATTCCATACCTGTCAATAAAACCTTCCATGTTCCATTCCATTGGGATGAAAAGTGAATATAGCCCACTTTTAGTTTGACCATTTGAGTTTCGTTTTCCACAATCAGAATCAATGTATAATTTTTTAAAATTACTACCACCTTTGTCAAGCGCATTTGAAGTAGATCCCATCATACATTTACCAATAACTTTACTACCTAATCTAAGACAAGTCTTAGTAACCCTCCAGTTATTTAAAATATTGTCAGGCTTTTCCCATTTTCCACTTTCATCGTGCAGTAACAATTGTAGTTTTTCACCATCATAACTGTTATCTCCAGTATTTTTCCAGTCAATAGTAGTATCAAGACCTTCAAGTTCCTGTTCTTCAGTTAAATACATATTCTTTTTAGTAATTTTTGAAGCAGGTACTCTATAAGCTAATTCTGTTTTTGGTTTATCCATACCGTCTTGTATGGGTTTAAAAAAGAAAGGGTAGTTGTTGGATATAGGAACTATCTTGTCAGTAAACATTTTTTTTGCATCAGATCCTGTTTTAGATAAAACGCCAATACGAGCATCTTTTGTTATTGTACCAGTATTTACTCCTTCACATGAAGCCATAAAAGAAAACCCTGAACGTCTAATTTTCAAGTAATCCATTCCAAAACTTCTTTTATCTGCTTTGCAAGCTTCCCAGAATATATAAAAAACCCTATTAGCCTCCCTGTAGTCAGGAAGCCCTACATCTATCTTCGTCCATTGAAGATACATATAATGAGTTCCTGTAATATAAGTAGGAACTCCATTATTGTAAAACCAACAACCCAACTCTCTGTAGTTAAATTCATTTTCAATATAATCAATCCACTCATTTTTAAAACTTAAAGGAGCTTCGTGCCATTGAAAAATAGATTTTATTTTTTTTAATTGCTTAGGTAATTCTTTAGATTCCCAAAACTGATCTTCTTTTTTTTTTGATCTTTTAATTATGTCTTTTGAAGGTTTTGGAAGAGCTATATTAAGACCACTGATATTTATTATTTCATCAATTTGGCCTGTTTTTGATATAACAACGAAATTGTATTTTTCATTATAGCCATAAGCCCATGATTTAGATTTGTTTTTTATAGACAAAACATTTTTAGGAACTATATTTTTAAGTTCAGTGTATAATTTATTTTGATCTTGATTCTGCAAATCCTTTTGGTGTATTATTTTTTTTAGTATCTACTCCTTCTATTTGATCTTTTTCTTCTTGAATTTTTTTTAGTATTTCAAAAGCATCCATAATACAAAGCTTTTTTGTAGCAGCTGCATTTTTTAATCTATCAGCAGCCAGCTCATCATCTTTATCATACTTAATAATATCTTCTTTTGCAACTTTTATTAATTGCAAAACAGCTGACTCACCAGCTTTTATAATCTCTTTTTTTATGTTTTTTATATCCATCTTTATTTCGATTATATTTAAGTTTTAATTTATCTACTTTCTCATACCATTCGGTATTATTTTTTTCAATTTTTTTATTACTCATAATCAGAAACCTTGTAAAACATAACAAAAACTTTTCTTCCCTCTTTCCATGATATGTTTGGATATTTACTATGAAAATAACTTGAAGGGTAAGAAACTAATCTATTTTCTTCATAACCAACAACTGTACTTAATCTCCACCTATCTAAGTTGTTAGCATCTAATTTAATCATTTTATCGTAATCTTCATCAGTTATTTCTTTAGGAATCTCTCTTCCATAAATATCATGTTCCCATAAAGCAGTTCCATGAAGATCTTCCTTTTCTCTTGGAGACAAATAAAGAACTAATGCTCTATCTGGTTTTTCACCATTAATATTTAAATCAGAATGAATCCTCCAGGAAACATCTAAAGTGTCTGTAGATACTCTAAAAAAACTTAAAATATTTTTTATCTCTTTACCTTCCATCATAGAAAGTCTTGAAGTAACATACCTATCAAATTCTTTATTTGATGGCTGTATATGAAAGTCTTTATCTCCTGCTTTTATTTTATTAAAAGTATTTTTATCTAAATGATCATTAGCTATTTTAAATAAATTTTTTTCTACAAAGTCATCTAATATATAAATCATAAAGAAAAAGTTATGTTGTTAGTAAACATTCTATAAAGTCTTTCCCCATCAACATTAAACTCATATTCGCTGTCTGGCTGGTAAGATATTTCATCACCAACTTTTAGCCCCATACTTAACAACTGATCGTTAATATATTTTATTGTTCCAAACAAAGGTTCTTCTGTAATTGATTTTTTTATAAAAGATTTTTTAGTTGGAGATGGTTTTATAAA